TATTATTTATTATATTATAGTATATATTATTATATTATTATATATAGCGAAGAACAATTTTTTTTAGATATAAAAACATAAAAGTAGAAGACTTCTCTTATCTCAGAATCTCATATACATCAGAAATCTTCTTAGCATCCATTCACGATGTTATCTTGCACCTTGTAGTTACTAACACATTTATATATAATCAAATTCATGAATTGCTAACTAAATAGATAATATATAAATCTTTTCACGTACTGCGAACTTCAACTTTGTTATACTCAATTTAAACTTATACCTTAGATTCATCGGTATATAGCAAGTAGAGTGTCTTGCATTTATGTAAAAAAACACAATAACGAATAAGAATTATTTATATTTTAAAAAAATAAAATTTTGTTATTTAAATTCTTTTTTGTAAGTTTGTAACTATAAATATGATTAAAATAGAGTTAAATAATGATTTTGATTCTAGTTTTAGACTAGAATTTAGATATGTCCTTCAACATAAGGATAGTGGAGATTTTCTATTTGAATTATTTTCAATAGAAGAACTTCAAAGTGGATTATTACCAATTATTCTATATTCCGATGAATATAAAGACTATAATTTACTAGGATATGATGTTTGGACAGGTCTTTATGATAGAAAATCAAAAAAAATATATGTAAATGATATTCTAAAACATAGAAATGTTCATAAATATTCTAATATAGCACCAAAGGATCAGGAGTTCTTAGTTACATATGGAATATCAAAAACAAATCAAAATCAAGTAGTATCTTCTGGATTTATGTTTAAGCCACTGAATATAGATTCTAAAGTATATACTATGTTTAACACCAAGATAGATACCGATATTATATCTAATACTTGGATTAATGATATTAAATATAAAAAAGATAATTATTCAATAAAAATATAGGTTTAACATGTCAATAGAATTTGGACAATACAAAGAATACTTAAATTCACAATACAACAATAATAACATTCAAAAAGATACCAATTTAGATGAAAATATGATTGATTCTAAATATGAAAATCAAGTAATGAACACATTATTCCCTTATCCAGAAGATAAAGAAGTATTAAATAATATTTATAATCAGATAGGTATGTCTGATATAGATATAAAGTCATTTGATATTGTTTCCGAATGTATGAAGTTGATTTCTTATATGAAAGAGCCAGAAATTGGAACATACGAGTACGAAATGTATCAGAGACAAATGGAACTAATACTATTTTGGGATAAATATGAAAGAGAAGAATTTGAAACCAATTCTAGAAGATCAAATTAACGATGAGTTTGAAGTATATTACCTAGAAGTTATAGAATTTGAAGATGAAAATGATTTAACTCAATGGTTAGGAGACTATGAAAATGAAGAATATATGGATTTATTACAACATAAACTATTGAGTTACGTCTTTTCAGAAGAAAAAAATAAAAAAATAAACTTATTTATAGCTGATATAGATACATTTCAAAGTTTAGTTTTTATATACAACAAAGACGTAGTAAAAATATTAGATAAATTAATAAAGTTCTACGCAAATACAGATGATTTTAATAGGTGTTCTGTATTAAAAGAAGCCAAAGAAATTTTTTTAAGTAAAAGATAGGTGTAAAATGAATTATTATAAGGCAATAGTAAAAGTAGTTGCTGAAAATTCAAAAAATTTAGAAATGTTAGTCAATTCCGACTCAATTTTTTTTACAGAAGAGAAAATAAACAGATTTTATGATGGTACAAATGTAGAATTTGAAACATTATCTATATCAAAAACAAAAATAATAGATATTATCGGCGAAAGTGGAGATAAAAAATACAAATGTATTCTAAAATCAGAGTCTGATAATGGAAAAGAGTTCAAAACCGAACATATTATTATGGCATTTGATATAACAGATGCAAAAGATAAAGCATCAGAGTATGCAGGTGAAATTTCTGCTATACATTCGTTAGTAGAAACAAAAATTTCCGATATAATTTAAGAGTTTTTTATGTTTTTTAAAAAAAATAAGAAAGTAGAATTAGAAAATGATATGATTGATGCTGAAATATCAGAAGAATCTGTAAATATAGAAGAAACAATTACGGAAGAAACCGAAGAATTGGAAATATATCAGAAAAATTACAACTACATCAGATACAATGCACCATATTTGAACGATGAAGACAATATAGATCCTTCATATTTACTTATGGACATTGGTATAGATGGATATGATTCTATAGAAACAAAAACATTGACTTATAATGCATCTATAATACCATTAAATAACAATATTGGTGGTTCTATATTAGATTTTGGATGTGGTGTTGGTGATTTATATGGTCATTTAGTGAATATACACGGAAATTCTAATTTAAATTATACAGGTATAGATTTCAATAAGAATAAAGTAAATCTATCTAAATTAAAATATAAAGATATAACTACATTTGTAGGTACAGAAGATGATATTATAGATCCTTATGATTATATTGCATGTATAAACGTATTTAACTATAATATCTATAAATATAATTTTGATAAAATGTATGAGATAGTGCACAAATTGTTCAATTTGACCAATAAATGTATGATATTTAATACAATGAATGAACGAATGAATATAGAAAATACAGATGTAAATGTAAATTATACATTTGATCAAATAAACTATATTTTAAAAGACTATGAGTTTTTTATGCATAGAACTGATTATTTATATGGTGAATCTATGATATATTTATTTAAACCACACTCATTATAATAACAAAATTAGGAAATTTTAATTTGAAGTGGTTATTATTTATATGTGCATCTATTTTATCATCTACAGCAGCGTATTTTAGCGTATTTGGTCTAATAAAACTATTTTCTGGATCATTTTACCCAATATTAGTTATGGCTTCTGGATTAGAACTATCAAAAATAGTTTCTATTTCATATTTAACTAGAAATTGGAGTTCTATATCTAAATTAATGAAGATATATATGATTATATCTGTAAGTATATTAATTTTATTGACTTCCGTTGGTATATATGGGTTTTTGGTATCATCTTACCAAGATTCTAAGAAATATCTACTAGAAAATAACTCAAATATAGAAGTTTACCAAAAAAAAATAGATTTTTTAAGTGTTAAATTACAAAGTATAGACAAGAATATAGACCTATTATCAAATAGATCTAATAATCTATCAAAATATAGGGAAAATCAAGAAAGAAGGATAGATACATTATATAATAGAAAGAGCTATTCATTAGCAAAAAGCACTGAGAAATTTATATTAAATTCTCAACAAGAAATACAATCCATAAATAAAAATATAGAAAACTTATACTTAGAAAAATCAAATATAAATGATTCTATAGTTAATTTAACATATAAAATAAACGAATTAAATATAGAAACGGATAACTCGGATATAGGACCAATAAAATATATTTCAGATATAACAGGTGTAAATATAGATGTTACAATAAATTACTTTATATTTATTATAATATTTGTTTTTGATCCTATGGCAATAATACTGTTTATAGCATTTAACAAATATGAAAAAACAGAAATCAAAAACTCAAAATCAAATGTAGTTGGAGAAATGAATTCTGATGGAGAATTTGAAATAAGTTTCATGAATGAGATAGTAAAAAATGAATAAATACATAATAATTATGTTTCTTATTATATTATTTAGTAAAGAAACAATATCTACAAATCAATCTATATCATATAATTTACTATATGAAGATGAGTTATTAGTTGCAATAGCAAAAGTAGAATCTAAATTAGACTCTACCGCATATTTAAAATCCGAAGATGCGGCTGGTATATTGCAAATACGACCTATTATGGTTAAAGATGTAAATAGAATTTTAAAATTAAAAAATATAAATATAGCATATACGTTAAATGATAGATGGAATATAAACAAATCAGTAGAAATGTTTAATATATATACAAATTATTATACTAAAATGGTAGGTAATAAAGAACGTATAGCAAGAAGATGGAATGGTGGCCCAAATGGACATAAAAAAAAATCTACTATATCTTACTGGAATAAAGTTAAAAAAATTTTGGAGTCCGATTGGATAAAAGAGATAAACTTGAAAAGTACAAATATCTAATTGAAGAAAATATACCTTCAAGAAAAGATAATATTTTAAAAATGATTTCTAAATGTGAGAATACAATATTAACCTCACCTTTAAATCCATTATTACATGAAAATAACTGCTATGTAGGTGGTTATATAGATAGTGTATTTTCTATGGTTGATTTAACTACAAATACCCTAAATACATATATAAACAAACATAATATCGATTGTAATGTAGAAAGTTTACTGTTTGTTTCTATGTTTTATAATATAGGACGAATAACTGATGGTAACTATAATAGATTTATAGTAAATAATAGTGAGTGGCATGTAAAGAATCAAAATAAAAAATACGTTCATAATCCAAAAGTATCATTTATGATAGATAAAGATAGAACTATATTTTTATTTATGAAAAACAATATAGATTTATCCGAAGAGGAATATTTATCAATACTATTACAAGAAGATAATTTGATAGATACTAATAATTTGTATACTAATAATTACGACTATAACCTTAATGTAAAATACAAATTACCTGATATAATAAAGTTTATACGTATAGAAAATAATATAAAATTATCTGCTATAAATTCTTTAGATATGGAACAAGAATCAATGGAATTTTCTATGTCTAGAGAAAAAAATAAGATTTATAATACAAATAAAAAAAATAAATCTAAAAAAATAGGTATTGATATTAAAATGGAAATATGATGTTATATTCTTTGCTTTTTATTATAATTTGTATATTTATATATATAATTTTTAATTTGAATAGAAAAACATTAATGTATAAATCAATAATTAATGAGTTACAAGATAGAATTGATATGGATATTGAATTTATAAGTAGTATAAATGAAAAAATGATAGATACTTATGAAAACCTAAACAAATCACATCTTAGAACTGCATTTGAAAATGACGATGAAATTGGTTTTTATTTTGAAGATATAAAATCGTCACAACAAAGTATAGTTGAGTTTATACAAATTTATAATGATATTATTTTGGATGATTCTAATTATGAAAAAACGAAAACCAAAAAATAAAATGTATTTTACAAAAGAAACCGAACATTGGATTATACAGTATAATAACGAAAAATCATCAGATGTTCGCAGTAAAATATATTCCGATCATATACAATATCCATTTGAAAAGTTATTCGAAAACATATATAACACATATAAAAATTTATATGAATATATAAATGAAGATTATTTTAATTTAAGATCTGAGTGTATGGTATTTTTAAATAGTAAAATGCATACATATAGTGAAGATAGAGGTAAAGGATATAGTTATTTTGGAACTATACTTAAACGGTATTTAATACAAAAAAATCAATATGAACAAACCAATCAAAAGAAAAAGATAGAAGTTGAATATATAGATGATAATGTAGTATCCGGTTATCTTGCATCGGAGGTATCTGATTTTGTAAGTGAATTTGTTGATGTGTATGTATCATATATAGATTCGAATATACACAGGTTGTTTACGGATAAATTAGAAAGACAAATAGCAGATGCTATAGTTGATATGTTTAGAAATAGAGAAAACATATATCTAGGAGAAAAGGGAGATAAAAAAATACTTTATATATTGATAAGAGAACGAGCAAATTTAAATTCAAATCAAACATTAAAAATAACTGGTGTAGTAAATAAATTTAAAAAACTATACGATGAGTTATATTACAATTATGATGCCTATGGTAAATTATCACTATCTGGATCGTATTACTAATGGATATTAATGATAAAATAATAAAAGATAAGCATTCTTATAAAGATGTTCTTGGTGAATTATATAATAGAAATAAAGAAACCAGTAACATGATTAAATCTATACTTGCTCCATTACGTCAAAAGATGATAGATGATCCTGATACAGTAATGATACTTATACCTATGGCAACTGATTTAATAGAAACAAATGTTAAAAATGATACACAATTGCATAAATTAACTGATTCTATCCAAAAACTTATACTATCAATGAAAGAAGATGCTGATGCAGGTGAATTTGAAATATTAAACTTTTTGGATAGTATAGGTGAAGATGATTCTAGTAAAAAACAATTAGAAGAATATAAACAAAAAACGGAAGATATATTCGATTCTTTACAGCAAAAAGAATCTATAGTAATTGAGGATGATGATGCTGAATAATAGATCATTTATGGTTGATGGAAATCTTTATGATTATGTTCCTGCCGAAGTAATGTATGTAAATTACAAAGGAGATTCTGATTTCGAATTATATAATATAAATGTTAGATTATTATATGAAGTTGGATCATCTTCTACCGGAACAATAATATCCGCAAAACCATTCGATGTTTCTATGAAAAAAATACCTGCGGTGGGAGAGATAGTTCATATAATTCGTGGTATAGATGGTAATTCTAATAGTGGTTTATATTCTACTAATAATTATTATTTAAATCCTATATCGGTTTATGGAAATGTAAATTTAAACTCTATGAGATCTATATCATCTATACAGATACAATCGGATAATTCATCAGAAACAAACACACAAGAATCGGAAGTTGGGTATACAGATAAAAAACAATTTTCTGATATATTCGAATACAATTCTTCATTTGTAAGTAACATAGCTATGTCATTTTTACAACCATATGAAGCAGACGTAATATTTGAAGGAAGATCTGGTACAAGTATAAGATTTTCTTCAACAACAAAACACAACGATTTATATTCTATACCACAAAATTTTGGAAAGGGAATTTCAAAAAATGGACATCCGATTTTAATTATTAGAAACGGAGAATTAACAAAACAACCAAATAATAGATTTTCTGTTGAAAATATAGATGATCCTATTTCTACAATATGGATGACCCAAGGTCAATCATTGCAATTTACAAATCCATCAACTATATTGGATGTTCAATCTAGATTAGAAACTAATTCGTATGACATAGAAGAAAATAAAAATTCAGGAAATCAGATAGGTATATTTTCTGATAGAGTATTTATAGTTTCAAAACAAAAAGAAGTAAATATATTATCTAAAAACGGAATAAATTTAACTACGGATTCATCAATAGCAATAGAATCTCAAAACTTTGTAGAGATAAATTCTACAAGAATAAATCTAGGAATAGATGCAGAACAACCTGTTTTATTGGGAAATGATACCGTTGATTTATTATCTAATTTAATAACTGAATTAAAATCTATATGCACAAATATATCTAGTTTAACTGTTGGTACGGGAACGGGACCATCTACCCCACCCATAAATTCATCTGCATTTAGTTTAAATAAATCTAATTTAGAAAGTATAAATTCAAAATTAGAAACTTTAAAATCAGAGTTGGTATTTTTAAATAAAAATTAAATAAAAATAAAATAATAGATAACACTATATTTATTATAAAAGAAGGATTTGTAATGGCTATTACTGAAAGTAAATTAAATGAAATGATATATACTCAAATAAAAAAATACTTTGAAAATGAAGGTATATTTTTATTTAAATCAATGTTACAAGAAATGTCAAATGATATTGTTATGTATGAGCAGATAAATAAACCTACTAGTATTAGAGAAAGTAAAAATCTATATCAAAATCAATATCAAAATCAACAATATTCTTCAAATTATTCTCAACAAAAAAGGAATATATTGAACGGAAATGATCCTATAGCTAATATTCTTAATAATACGGTATTATCTGAAGCAGATAGATCTAATATGAGTAGAGGTGATTAGAATTGGCTATTAATAGACAAGAATATAGAATAATACAGCATGATATAAATTCCAATAAAAAAATTGGACTCCAACTTCCATTTAAAAATGGAAAATCATTCTTGTCATTAACCAATACAACAGAGCAACAATTATATTATAATATGATAAATCTATTGTTAACAACTGTTGGTGAAAGATACCATCAACCTAGATTTGGAACGGAACTAAAATATATATTATTTGAAAATTATACAGAAGAAGTAGAAGAACGAATAAAAAATACTATAGATAAAGCGGTATCATATTGGTTGCCTGGTATAAAAATAGTTGATATAAATGTAGATTCAAAAAAAATGAGTATATCTAATAGTTTAGTTGTTAATATATCATTTGTTGTTGATGTTAATCAGAATAATTATAAAACAATAACATTATTTGCAGATGAAGTTGGTAAAATAAATGTAAGTGGGAATTTATAGTGTCTAGTAAAAATGTAACATATTTAAATAAAGATTTTGATCAATTTAGAGATTCATTAATACAATTCTCTAAAACGTATTTTCCTGATACATTTCAAGATTTTAATGAATCTTCACCTGGAATGCTATTTATAGAAATGGCATCTTATGTTGGTGATGTTCTTTCATTCTATACCGATGAAACATTAAAAGAATCTTTATTACAATACGCAACCAATAGACAAAGTATATATGATATAGCTAGATCTAGAGGGTATAGAGTTAATAATATATATCCGTCTGTAGTAGATTTAGATGTTTATCAATTAGTTCCTGCTATAGGATCTGGAGATGATGTTAGACCGGATTATAGTTATGCCATTAATATAGATGCAAACTCTACCGTTATATCTAATCAAAATTCATCCGTATCATTTAGAACAACCGATATAGTTGACTTTTCATATTCTAGCTCGTATAATCCAACAGAAGTTACTGTATATGAGGTAGATGATGTAACGAACGAACCATTATTCTATACATTGAAAAAGAAAGTTAGAGCTTTAAGTGGAGAAATACGAACTGCAACATTAACATTTGGTTCTGCTATACAATATGTAAAGGAAACTATATCCGATACAAATATTATATCTATAGTTGATGTTGTTGATAATGATGGGAATAAATGGTATGAGGTTCCTTATTTAGCACAATCAACCATAATGGAATCCGTGCAAAATGTTAGTCAAAATAACCCTCAATTATCAATATATAGAAACTCCGGAACACCATACTTATTAAATTTTAAAAAGGTATCTAGAAGATTCATAACTTATTTTAATAGTAGAGGTGATTTAGAAATACAATTTGGATCTGGTATATCGGAATTAGATGATGAAAATATAATACCTAATCCTGATATGATAGGATCTCAATTATACTCTGTGGATAAAAATGGAGATATTGATGTAGATCCATCAAACTTTATTTATACAAAAACATATGGATTAGTTCCTTCTAATACAACTTTAACTGTTAGATATACGGTTGGTGGTGGTGTATCTGATAATATTCCATCAGATACATTACAAGTTAAAGGTAATATCGGTATTACTATTGATGAAACTCAATTAAATCAGACTATATTGAATGTCGTAAAACGATCTATATCATTTAATAATCCATTACCTGCAACCGGTGGTAAAGATGTAGATTCATTAGATGAAATAAGAAATAAAGCGATTGCAAATTTTTCTACTCAAAATAGAGCAGTAACATTAGAAGATTATGCTATAAGAGCATATTCTATGCCATCTATATATGGATCGATAGCAAAAGTACATGTTTTATCTGGAAATTCATTTGGTGATATTGGAGAAGATGATCCGCAATATAGATTTAATCCTTTAAACATAGATTTATATGTTTTGGGTTATGATAATAATAAAAGATTAACCAAATTAAATGAAGCTACTATAGATAATTTAAAAAAATATATAGGTTATTATAAGATAATATCCGATAATATATCTATAAAACATGCTTATATAATTAATATAGGTATAGAATTTAAGATAATAACTTTACCTGATTATAATTCATATGAAGTTATTGCTTCGTGTATATCAAAATTAAAAAATACATTTGATATTGATAAATGGAATATAAATCAACCTATATCTATAAATAATCTTTATGTTATGTTAGATAGAGTTGAGGGGGTACAAACCGTATCTGAAGTTAAAGTAATTAATTTATACGATACTACACTAGGATATTCCGGTAACTGGTATGATATAGAAACTGCAACCAAAGATGGTATAATATATCCATCATTAGATCCTAGTATATTTGAAATAAAATATCCAAATACTGATATAAAAGGACGTGTTGTTGGTTAATACAGAAAACATACAAAAAGAAGATATAGGAGTTTACTTTTCAGAACAACCCGATATAATACCATTATCCGATAATGGTTATTATCAGTTGAGAGGAACATATTCTTATTGTTGGGAAAAAGATAAAAATAAATATAAAATAATAATACCTAGTGGATTTACTTATGATGGAACATCTGTACCTAGATTTTTATGGTCTATAATAGGTATATATCCTGATGGTATACATAGACCTGCAAGTTTAATACATGATTATATATATCACAATAAAGGATTAACTCCTTATGGTGTAGAATACACATATTCTAATGAAAAATGGGTACCTGCACAGATAAGATGGGATAGAAAAGATTCTGATAGATTATTTTGTAGAATGTTGAAAGAATTGGGTGTTTCTAAGTTTAAAAGAAGAATTATGTATTATGCAGTTAGAACTTTTGGATATTTTTGGTGGATATTTTAAATGATATTATTATTTTACCCAGATAAAGATTCAACTATATATGAATACTTTGATGATACTAATACTGGTATAGATGAAATATTAGAGGTATCTCATGTAAATTTAAATAATAATTTAAGTTTAAGTAGAACATTGATTGATTTTTCATCATCAGTATCAGAATTAAGTAGAAGTATAAGTAATGGTTTACTGTCTACTACATATTCCGTAGATTTGCAATTATATACTGCGTATGCAGAAGAATTACCATTAAAATATACATTAGAGATTAGACCTATATATGAGTCTTGGGAAATGGGAACTGGTAAATATTCAAATTCACCTACAACAACAAATGGTGTTTCTTGGGTATATAGGGATGGTATAACACTAGGAACTACTTGGTCTATAGATAATTTACCTGAAAATGTAACTTCGTCTTACTTTGCAATAGATGGTGGATCTAATTGGTATTATAACTTAGGAACAACTATATCGACAAACTATTCTAGTACCGATATAAATGTAGATATAACTGATATTTTTTCATCTTGGGTGACATCATCTATAGAAAATAATGGAATAATAATAAAAAGATCTTATAAAGATGAAACTAGCACAGAATATCAAGGAAAATTACAATTTTTTAGTAGAGAATCAAATACAATATATTCTCCTGTATTAAGATTTAAATATGATGACTCTATATATACAACCGGATCGTTATTACCAATAGACATATCTATTGGAGATATTATAGTATATGCTAAAAATAAGAAAGTATATAAAGAAGGGGAAATTGCTAGAATAGATGTTAAATGTAGATATAAATATCCAAATAGAACATTTTCTACGGAATCTATGTATAAAACATCATATTACTTACCAACATCAAGCTATTATCAAATATCAGATTATATAACCGGTGATAAGATAATAGATTTTGATGATAATTACACTAAACTTAGTTGTGATTCAAATGGTAATTATTTTACTTTACGAACAAATAATTTTATGTTAAATAGATTTTATAAAATATCATTGAAAGTAGTTGATAGCGATACATTAGAAGAAGTTTATTATGATGATGGATTTACGTTTAAGGTAGTTAAATAATGGATGCAACAATATTATACGGTAAAATTCAATCGTTAGTACCAACATATAAATTTTCAGACGAAGATTTAAAATTAATATATAATGGTATACAGAATAATATAGTTGATTTGGATTTAGTTGAATCTAGATCCAATACAACAATTTCTGCTATTGGTGACAGAGTTACTGCCAGTTTAGATGATATTAGAATTTATATATTAAAACTTATGTTAGGTGGTATTGATTTATTACCATCTGAAATGGTAAGTGATGGTACAAATACAAATGAATTTGTTGATGCAGATCAATTAAACTATAGATTTTCTATCGATAGATCTTTAAATGGTAGTATAAAGTTAAACACGGATAGAATGAAAAATAAAAATTCTAATTTATTTGTAGATAATAAAGTTATAATTTACTATCAGTCAGATGTTGATAATATAATAGATATAAATTTTAAAGAATTAAAAAGAAATGCTACTCCATACAAAGAAGATTTAAGATCAAAAATAGATTCTTTATTAGAGCAGATAGCAGATTTAAAATCAAAAATAGAGTTAAAAAATTCTGAATTAGAAGATAAAAATAATACTATAAGTATTTTAAATGACACGGTAAAAGCATTAGAAGAAAATTATAAAGAAATAATAGAAGAACTGAATAATAGTAATATAAATAATCCAAATATAGAC